CTGCATAATTTTTATCATTTTTCTTTAATAATGATACATAATCATATGTATGTAATAATAATTCTTCTAAACTTTTACTACTTGTCATAGACTCTATAATATTATCATTTTTAACTATTGATGTTTGTGTATATTTATCTTTTTTAATATTTTCACAATATGTATCTTCATATACAATATCTTTGATTAAATCCATTTTATAATTATATCGTAATGTGTTTAAATCTTTTTTGAATAATTTATAGTTTGTAAATCTGATACACTTAAATTTTCAAATTTTTTGTATGTCGTTTTTTTATTTGAATTTTTTACGGATAAACTTTTTTTATATTTTGTAATTTCTGTATTTCTAATATTATCTGTTATATAAAAATTGTTTTTTATATTATTATATATTTTATCTATTATATTCTCATTTATTTTACTTAAATTTATAAATATCCCATTATTATTTTTTGTATATGGTATATCGTATTCTTTAATTGTTTTAAATATATTTTTTCCATTGTTTGTTATATTATTTTGTATATATTCTATTTTTTCTTTATTATTCATTCTATATAAAAAAAATATTTTTATTTTGTTTTTTATACAATATTTATACAATATTATATTTTAATCTTTGATATTATATTTTTATACGATATTTTTAATCTACGATATTTTTAATCTACGATATTTTTAATCTACGATATTTTTAATCTACGATATTGCCAATAACTTGTATTTTATTTGCATCAAATTTAACTCTTGTAGCTTTAACTATTATTTTTATTTTCATATTTTCATTGTATTTATCTATATCATCTATACTTTCATATGGTATAATTATTAATAATGGACTATCACTTATTCCATTATTTTCTCCATTATCAATAATATCTTTATATTTAATATATGCTAATATTCCTAATTTATTCTTTTCACTTATATAACATTCTATAATATCATCTATTGTTGGTTTAATGATTTTTACCATATATTTTATTTTATATTCTAGTAAATTATTTACTAATTTTCCTAAACTTTTATTAATTGGTTTAACACTATCTTTAACTATAAATCCACTTTTGTAACATTTATTTTCAACTTTTGATTTTAATAATGAGTATATTTTTGTATTTATATCTTTATTATTCATATCTTTAAAATTAATATGTATTTTGTCATTTAATATTTCACTATTGTAATAATTCATTTAATATATATTATGTATTTTTATTTTAAATATCAAATTAAAAATCATATGTTTGTAACATATATTCGTCATAATTGTATTGAATTTTCATAGTATCTACATGTAATCTTCCAATTAATTCTATTAATATACAAAATTCATCATTTGTTATTTTACTCATTTTCTTATCACCATCTATATAATTGTCTAATATATCACTATATTTTTCATATAATATAGGTAATTGTTCTTTAAAATCTTTTAATGTATTTTTTTTTTGATCAGATGTTGGACACATTATTGATGAATATTTTCTAGTAGAATTATCATATATATTTGTTTTATTTATACATTTATCTTTTGCATTAATGTAATTATAATTATAATAATTTGGATATACTATATCTTTCTTTACTATATTTTTAATAGTTCTGTCTTTTTGTGGTTTATTTTCAATATATTCACTATCATCATAAAAATAAAATTTTGGTACATCACGTTCATTTTTTTTAATTCGTTTCTTATTATTATGTTGAAATAATATAAATCCTATCTTTTTATCATCAGTATTTAACATATAATTACTATCTATTAATAAATATTGAAAATGTGTATATACTTTTTTTTTAATATCATCTTCTAATTTATCATCTAACATATTTTCTATTAATGTTTTTTTTTCCAAAAATGTTAATCTTTCAAATATAAAAGTATCAAATACTAATATATAATCTTGAATATATTTTATATTTTTATATTTTTTAATATATTCTTTTTTGTATATATCAATATCGTTTAATACATCTATAATATTTATTTTTTTATCTACTTTATTTGTACTTTTCTTAATTGTTAAATTTATATATTTATCTTTTTTCATATTATTACTTCTCTCATATATGTTTATATCTTTATCTTTATTGTCTAATGGTTGATAAATATATTCCATATTTCTATATATTAAATATCCTTTTTTATCATTGTATATTATACTTCTTTTATATTTTATCATATATTTTAATGTTAAATACAATAAATCTATATTTATATCTATTACTATATTATTGTCACATATATCTTTTTTTATATCTTCTATATTACCACTTATATTTTTTTCATAATATTTTTTAATATAAATCTCATAAATATTAAACATATTCCTACATGTATTTTTATTTAATGAATTCATATTTTTTTTTATTTTTAATTTACATTTTTCTTTTTTTTTTTTTGGTGAGTTTATGTCATTAAATAAATCACTATCAATACTATTTTCTTGTAATATTTTTTCTATTTTTACTATTTCTCTATTTTTTTTTTCTGCTAATTTGTAAAAGTTAAAATCTATACTATTCTCTATAGTTTTATTTATAGCACCATATAAATATATTGTTGTATCATTTTTATCAGTCGGTAAATCTTTATGTGAACAAAATCTTATACCTCTACCTATAATTTGTTCCATTCTTTTTAAATTATACCATGGATCTATTATATGTATACTTCTTATATTTTTTAAATCTATGCCTTCGCTTGATACTTTATTTCCTATTATTAATTTTATTTTTTCACCATTACAATTTTCTTTTGATGTGCATATTTTTAATAATTCTTTATAATTTCCTGATATTTTATTTTCTGATGTAATTGTCATGTAATTTCCAAAATGATTTTTACTTTTTATATCAAATAAATCTTTTTCATAATTTTTATATCCATAATGTTCTAATGCTAATAATATTGGCATTATACCACCAGATATATATTGTGAATATATATAAACTATACCTTCACTAGTTCTAATATTTTCTAACAATTTTTTTATTTTACATGAATATTTTCCTATATTTTCATATTTAAATATTTCATCACTACCTTTTTTACATTCATATAATTTTTTATCCAAATTATATTTACATATATTTTTTAATCCATATTCACCATAATATTTTTCAATATTACTAGTCGTATTTGGATATATCATATTACTACATTGTAATAACATTGTATTTTTTGATAAATCTTTTTCATTTATTTCACCTATATTTAAACTATTGTATATTTTATCATATATTTCTGATTGAATATTATCCATATCACATTTATATATTGGTAATTCTCCTATTTTTGTATTTTCAATTGGATATAATTTTTTTGGAAAGTTATCTCCACTTCCACTTTTTATATAACTTATACATCCTCTTGCGTATCTAGTAAATGTTTCCGTATCAATTAATACACCATCTTTAAAAGTATCTTTTATATTACTACTATCATTATTGTCGTTTGAATGTAATAATGATAATAATTCAATAATTTCAGTTGCTTTATTATACATAGGTGTAGCAGTCAATAATATTAATTTTAAATTTTTTGTATTTTCTACTAATAATTTTATATATTTAATACTATCATCTGAAGTTTCACGATCATCACCTCTTATATTATGTGCTTCATCTATTATTAATACCCTGTTACTATATTTTTCATGACATTTTTTTTTAAATTTACTTGATATATTTACAATATTTGTTATTATACCTCTTTTTTCATTTTTATTATCTTTCCATTTTACAGATACACCTACATTAATACTATCTTTACTATTTACTGTTTTTAATTTAGATATTGGTAATTTAATTTCACCATTTTCATATTTTATTGTACATTTATCATCATATATATCTCTAATACGATTTGCAAATTCTAAATATCCAAAAAATTCATAATATTTTTTAATTAACTTATCATGTTTTGCTTTTGTATCTTCTAAATTTAAACTTAAATTATAATATGTATCACTTGTACATTGATCTTTTAATTTTTTTGGATCATATATATTATTATACCACCCTTGTTTTATTTTATCTGGTGATAATATTATTATACGATTCTCTGGTAATTGATATATATCTCTGAAATTTTCTGCTATACCTACGGCACTGCATGTTTTTCCACTCCCAGTACCATGATATAATAATATACTATTATATGGTGTATTGTTTGATATTAAGTTTTTTAAAAATATTTGATATGGTGCTAATTTAAAATCTTTACTATTACATGTATCTTTTTCTCGTATTATAGGTACATTAAACTCAAATCTATCTATACTATTTTTATCTTTTATATCTGGATATATTGTATCCTTACTTTCATCCATATAATAATATATATTTATTATTTTAATATAAAATCATTTTTATGTTTTTTTACAAAATCAAATATATAATCTAATATTTTATATTTTGTAGTATTGTATTCTCTTATTAAATCTACTGCTTCTTTTTTATTTACTATTTTAATATCTCGGATCTCATTTATTTGATCCATATTATTACTGTCTATATTTATATTTTCTGTATTATTACATATACCTATATAATATATATTTCTATATTTTACATTGTTCTCGCCTAAAAATGTTTCTATAATTGGTGATATATTTTCTATTAATTCATAATCTGTATTTTTTATATTTGTTTCTTCCTCTAATTCTCTCATTGCGCATTTAAAATTCTTTTCTCCACGATTCTTTTTCCCTTTTGGAAATTCCCATTCACTAGATTCATATTTTGATATTTTACCTTTTATATAGTCATTTATCTCTATATCTATTTGTAATTGTTCGAATTTATTTTTACTATAATTATATTCTTTCATATATTTTGTTTCTTTAATATCATCTAATAACCATAATTTTTTCCATAATACATCAAAATTTTCATTTTTTATATTATTTAACTCTTCATTTGTTATTCTATCCAATAATATTCTTATCTTTTTTGTATCATATATATCATATTTACCTCTTATTATTTCTATATAACATAAACTATCCTTTCTTTGTATCATTATAATTTTTGGATCGTCTGTATCTTTTATTAATAATACACCATAACTTGTTATTGGTTCATTACAATATCTACTTATATGACCACGTTTTCCACAATTATTACAGTATTTTTCATTCATCTTATTTATTATTATTATTATTATCTTAAAGTAAATTTAATGAAGTAAATTTGCTAAATTATTTTCTATTATTATTAATAAATGGAACCAAATGTATGGGGACCTCATGGCTGGTATTTTTTACACAGTATTACTCTTGCATATCCCGATAATCCTACTGATGATGATAAAACTATTCATAAAAACTTTTTTGAATCTTTGAAAGATATATTACCTTGTGATAAATGCAGAGTTCATTTCAATCAAACTTTAACAACTTATCCTATTGAAAATCATTTAGAAAATAAAGAATCATTATTTAAATGGTTGGTTGACGTTCATAATAGAGTTAATATTGATAACGATAAACGTGAATATACATATGATGAAGTTACAAAATTATATGAAAATATGTATAGTAAAAATGAAAATGAATATTTTATAAGTAATATCAATTTAATCGTAATTTTTGTAATATTAATAGTCTGTTTAATGATTTACTATAAATTAAAATAAAATATTAAAATTATTATATATTATATATTTAGAAAGATGTATCATTTTATTCAAAATTTCTTAAAATTTTTTAATCAAAATGATGAAATACAACGATTAAAAAATGAAAACGAAAGTTTAAAATATAAATTAAAAGGAACTATTATTGCAAAAAATGATATTTATAAAAATTATCAAAATTTAATTATTCGACAAAATTATTCTAAGACTTCTTCTTGATTATTATAATTTAATATTATTGTTGTTGATATACTTAGTATTCCAAATATTAATAAAAAAAATAATATATATTTTGCTATACTATTATTTTTTATACTATTTCTTAATGGTGTTACATCAAATATTTTATCGAAACTATCATCTGAAAAGTATTTATTTGTCATATATATATTTTAGATTTTTTATATAATTTAATTCTAATTTAGCATATTTTAATTTTTGTATCCATTCTTTTTCTTTTTTCTGTGTTTTGTAATTGTATTTTTTAATTTTATGGACTCCATATACTATTATTAATTTTACTGGATCTTTATCGAATTTTACTCTTTTTTTCATATTATAACTATATAATATTTAATATTTAAATAAGTGCATTTTTTGATAAATAATCATATAACTTGTATTTATTACTATCTCGTATACTATAATATATATATCTTAATATTGCACTTGCTCTTTTGATTTTTCTTTTTTTTGTAACATATTCAGATATATATCTTCTATTAAATTTATTATCATACATAATTATATTTCCCTTGTGATTAATATAATCTATATATATCTGCTCATATTCATATTTATTCACTTTTATATATATTTTTGGATTCTGATTTAATAAATGCTCTATCTTATATTTATTCTTTTGAACTGTATAATCTATATTTCTCTTACGAGATATCATATTCTTTATTTATTGTATTATATTGTATCCTTATATTTACCTATAAATTATCAAATTATAATTTGATATTCTTATATTCATTATTTTATAATGTCATGGTGATTTATAGTAAATATTTAGATCCACCTGAACCTCCTCGCCATTTATGGTTAGAAATAGATTATTCTAAAATAAATTTTAATGATATGAATCAAATAAAATTAATATATACTTATATTCCAGAAACATATACTACATTAAATAATATGTATAAAATACATAAAAAAAATCGTAAATCTTATCTTAATATTAAAAACAAATATGATTTATATATTAAATCTCCACAAATTATGAAAAAGTTTAAAAAAGATTAAATTATTATTATTA